AAAAATTAATTTTTACACTCTTGCTTGGATTGTTTTGATTTTCTGAAAATGAACCTATTTTCTTCGCTTCATTCCAAGAGCTTTGTTTAATTAATGAGCTCCAAATTGAGCTATCTTTTGCATTTACTGAAAAGCTACAAGCTGTACCTGTATTCTTGCTATTTGGTTTATAGTATGTAATCATATTATGAATGATATATTATATTTAATTAAATGTCAACCTTTTTTACTTCACTTAATTTCATGTATATTTCATGGTCTTGAATTGCTATTAAATCTGCAAATATACAGTCTTCTTTTTTAATTCCTTTTACAATTATTATGTTTCCTTCTTGAGGATTTTTACCACCATTTAGATTCTTACAATTTTCTATTTTATCATTAAAAATCAATACGGTCATTAATCCTGTTTCATCTGATACTTTAATTCTTAAATATTTAGTCTTCTTTTCATTCTTAGATGTGCCAGAATAAAACTCCTCTACTTGACCTATAAAAACTACTTTTTGATTTACTGGTAAATTTTGTATAGAATTTAAATATTCTAGATCTCCTCTTTTCTCGGAGAATATGTCTTTTAAGGTTCTTTCATATGTATAACCAAGAAGTTTCTTTTCATAATACCAATTAGCAAAACTTTCACTCTTGCTATTTTGATTATATATTTTTAAGTATGGTTCATATTTCTTTTTAATTGTTTCTAATCTTGTTGACTTTATTATTACCTTATTCTTTTCATCGGTAAATTTATTTAAATGTTTTATAATTTTAATAAGATCAAAATCAAATTTTTCAGCAAAAGATATAGCGTATTTCTTTTCTTTTGCGGTTAATGTATTCCATAGTTGAGCTTCTAGTACAATTTTACTTCTAGATTGATTAAAGCCACTTAATGCTCCAGCTTGAATCAAAGAGCAAAGAACTCCAGTATTTAAATCTGCTTCTTCCGCTGCTTGAAATATCTCAAATTTATTTGAATATTTATTTCTAAAGCTATTTAATTTTTCTATTGATTTATCTGAGATTCCTTTTACAGATAGCAAACCAAATCTAATATCATTATTTTCTGTTGAGAAATCCATCTCTGATTTAATAATATGAGGTTTTAATAATTTAATACCAAAAGCTGACATTTCCTTTTGGATTTTAGATATTTCTCCTATTGGATTTGGTTCATGTCTTGTCATTTTTAAAAGAGATAAGAAAAATTGTTGTGGATGATTAAATTTAAGATAAATCGTAACCGCTGCTAAAGCTGCATAAGCAAGTGAGTGAGATTTGTTAAAAGAATAATTAGCAGAATCTTCTAGAATCTTCCATAAAATTTCTCCTACTTCTTTTGGAAGTTTATTTTCCTTGCATTTCTTTTCAATCTTATTTTTCCATTCTTTGATTTCTTCTGTTTTCTTTTTACCTACGATTCTTCTTAAAATTTCTGCTTCGTCTAGAGTAAAGCCAATCTTATTAGCCATTCTCATTAATTGCTCTTGGTATAATGCTACACCGCCAGTTTCTTTTAGAATATCATCAAAGAAAGGATGAATACCTTCATACTCTTGATAATTAGTATACTTTGCGTATTTATCAACAAATTGTAAAGCTCCAGGTCTTGCAAGAGCCAAGACTCCACTCAATTCTTCGAGATTTTTTGGTTTTACTTTTTGACAAACTCTAAAATTTGTGTCTGCTTCAATTTGAAATAGTCCGTGAGGAGATCTTAAATCTTGTAGGTTTCTATAGATAGATTCATGATTTAGATCAATGTCTTCTATTTTTATGTTAATACTTTTACAAACATCATGCACAACAGAAACGCTTCTCAAGCCTAAAATATCAAGTTTAATATTAAATAAACTTACCCAATTCATATCAAAACTTGAAACAGCTTCTTTATCAGATGAGAATTCAGTTGGGCAAATTTTATCTAGATTATGATATGATAGTAAAACTCCAGAAGGATGAACCCCTTTATTCTTAACTAGATCTCTTAGTTTTAAAGCGATCTCATAAACTTCTTTATTTTCATCGCACCACTCTTTAAATTTTGGTACTTCTTCATAAGCTGTAGTAATATCTTTTACTTGTCCATAGACTTTTGGAATAAGAGATGATATATTAGTCATTTCTTCTTCTGTTTTTTCCCCAATAATTTTACCACATTCTTTTATTAAAAGTTTACCGCTCAAAGTATTTAGTGTCAAAATTTTACTTGTTTTACCTTTAAATTTATTTTCTAAATACTCTAATACTTTATGACGATTATAATAACAAATATCAAGATCTACGTCACACATCAAACTACCATCAAGATATGTTATTTCATTAATAACTTGTTTTTTAGCACGAATCTTAGATATAAATCTTTCGAAATAAAGCTCATATTTTACTGGATCGATTCTTGTTACTCCAACTAGATATAATATTAAAGATCCTGCGGCTGAACCTCTACCTAGTCCGACTGGAATATTATTATTTTTACAGAAATTAATTACGTCCCAAACCAACAGAATATAATCAATAAAGCCTAATTCTTTAAGAGTTTCTAGTTCATATTTAGCTCTATCAACATATTTTTTATATTCTGTAGAGCTTTTATTTATATTTAAATCTTTAAACCCATTTAAAGCTAAAGCCCTTAAAAAATCATAATTTGATGCATCCTCACTAATGCCAAGATGTCTTTTATACGAAGATTCAATAGAAAACTCTGGCAACCTTACTCCATGTAGTCCTAAATCTAAATCTTGGAATTTAGACGAAAATAAATTATCTTCTGAAATTTTAATCAAATTTTCCTTCATCATCAATCCTATCTATTTCTTTTGTGAATTCATTTAACCCTTTAGTTAAAATCTTCATAGAATTTTTATCTTTTAAAGAGAAGAAAACATCGGCTTTACCATTCTTTTTGCCCTTCTGAATTGTAATCAAAAGATATTCAATATTGGAATCATCCAATTTTTGTATCATATCATAAATATCATCTAGTGATGCCATATTAAATCTCCAGTTGCCATTTCAATTTATTCCATACTTTTAAATTTAAGTCAAGATCATTAATAGCATCATGTAAAGATTCATAATCATGATCTATACCATTTTCTTTACCTAGCATTGTTAATGAGCTTTTTACATTCTTTTTTCTTGTGTGATAAATTTTGTATTGATATTCTGTTAAATTATCTTTTGGTGAATATGGCATGTTATATTTTATGCCTCTAGCAAATGCATTTGTATCTATAAATTTTGGCATTAAATGATGCCAATTGCATTTCATGTACTTATAATATTCTTTAATAAGATAAACATCAAATCCAAGAACATTGTGTCCAATAATATAATCTGCATGATCTAACCAATCTTTTATAGTTGGAAATACTTCTTTTGGATCTAATCCTTCTTTAAGAATTTTTTTATGATCATATCTTGTGGCATATGCGGCTTCTTGACTAATTTTTAAATCTGTATCCCATTTTATATAAAAGTTTTTTTGATCAATTTTATTATCACCTTTGACTTTTAACATCGCTATTTGCCAAGGCAGATTATGACAAAAATTTAAACATAGATTGAGTGTCTCACAATCAATAAAAACTAATGTTTTATTTTTATTATATCTTAATAAATGCTCGTCCATAAAATTAAAATTTTATTAAACTCCTTTGGGGTACAAACCAAGCGGGTTCGCCATTGTTTGGATTTTTTAAAAATTCATCTTTAATTGCATCTCTACCAATCATATAACCTTTAATATAAAATACTGGCATTGAACCAGTAATTAAAACAAATTTTTGATCAAGTTTTACTTTATCTTTTTTCCTGATAATTAAACAACCATAATCTCTATCTGTATACCTAACTTGCCAATCTTGTCCAACGTCAGGAGCATTGAAAGTATTTACTGCTCCAATCCAATCTTCTCCAATAAATCTAGCAAAAGCTATTTCCGCTCCAGAAGCTTCAATATCATTTGACCACCAATTACCACCTATGGGTGGACCATGATGAGAGAGATCGTTAAGCTCTTTATAAATATTTGTCATTCTTCTTTTAACACCCATAACCGCGGCTTCTAATGCGTCTTCTTTACAGAGTATTACTTTATTTACTTGTGTTTGCATTTATTTTTCCATTCTTCGAAAGAAAATGAGTCGCTAGACATATGTTCTAGTTCTGGTTTATTTAATGTGGTCCTATTATTTATGCATCTAAATGTTAAGTAAGATTTAAAATCTTTTTTATTTTTATAGTAAATGCTTTTAGTGTCAAAGGTCTCTAGAGCATTCTCTTTTATAAAAATTTTCATTTTATCTTGAATAATTGAATCAAATGGTAAATCATTGTCTTCTATAAAAACACAAGGTTTTG